ATGAAACCCAATATTGTTATGATTATAGGAATTTTAATTATTGCTACAATAATTTTATCTACTCTGTTAGTTTTTGAAAAAAGAAAAACTTCTAGTATAGAGAGTGAGATTAGAAGCTATGAAGACTCTATCCTTGTGTATAAGAAAGAGCTACAGATTTTAAAGCTAAAAAATGACAGCTTGAATACATCTTTAAACTCTTCTTTAGAAGACTTAGAAGAAAAGAAAACCCAGATTAAAAACTTAAAAAAGAAACTTTATGCAAAAGCTAATTCTGTTAAGCATCTTTCTAATGGTGAGTCAGTTGAGTATCTCACAAAATTCTTATCCAACAGAAATAAAACTGGGGAATGATACTGTAGTATGTATTACTTATTCACAGCTTAAGACTATTAACTCTGAGATTGAGCTATCTGAAGGTAAAGGAGAAATTATTGATTCTTTAGATGTAGCTCTATCTCTTTGTGATACATCTTTAAGTTATTACCAAGCTGTTGTTGATAACTTATCTAATCAAAATTTTAACTTAGAATTTCAACTAGATAAGTATCATAAAATCAATCATTTGCTTACTCAAGAGAATATTTCTTTACAGAAAAAAATCAAGAGAAATAAGTTTTGGACTAAGGTAGGTAGTGTAGCAAGTGTATCAGTAATTACAGCATTAAGCATTCTTATTGCTGTAAATTAATAATATTTGCAAATAAATACATTAGCTATGACTAAAGAACAAATCAAAAAAGCTCTAAAAGAAAAACCTTCTTACATTAGAGAAAGGCAGTACAAAAAATTCTCTATAAGGTATAATGTACCTGTAGAAGATGTTAAAGAAGCTGTTAAAGAAGTAAGAGAAGAAACTCAAGATTATAATCTATCAGAGTTCCAATCTTTTCTTGAATCTAATAAACTTAAGATTACTGATGTTAAGAAAGTAAAATTCTGGCAAAACTTCAAAGGTGAACACAGATTTAGTGTAGATACTAAATCTGAGTGGTATAATAACCCTGAAGACCTATTAGGTGATTTTAGAGAAGCATTATCTGAGTATACTTTACCTACACATAATCCTGTAGTTAAAAAGGGTAAAGGAGAAAGTATAGCAGTTATTAATCTATATGATGCTCACATTGATAAGATTGTACTTATTGATGAAACTAATCCTAGTGGTTCTGTAGAAGATAACTGCGAGCTTTTTGAAGATGCTTTTAATAAACTATTATCACAAAGCTTAGTATATAATCCTGAGATGATTATATTCCCTGTAGGTAATGATTTCTTTAATGCAAATGATAGTCGTAATACTACAGTAAGAGGTACTCCACAAGATTCTAATCCATTCTGGAAAAAGAGTTTTATGGAAGGGTATAAAACCATTAGAAGATGTATAGATAAAGCAGCTAACTACTGTAGTGTATATGTGGTAATGGTTATGAGTAATCATGATGCAGATAAACTTTTTTACTTAGGACAAATGCTACAAGCTACCTATGAAAAAGATGGTGCTGTATTTATTGATGATACTACAAAATCTAGAAAGTATATTACCTATGGTTCTAACCTAATAGGATTCAGCCATGGTGATAAAGAGAAAAATTACATCAAGGACTTACCTGCAACTATAATGATTGAAAACAAGAACATGATGCCAGAGATTGATTATATACATCATTTCTGTGGAGATGTTCATCACAAAGAAACTTTTCAATCTAGAACTTCCCATGATTTAAGAGGATGCACTATTTCTTTTTTAAGGTCATTATCTGAAATCAGTAAATGGGAATATGAGCAAGGATATGTAGGTGGCCATAAAACAGCAGAAAGCTATATCTTCACAAAAGATAAAGGCTTAGCAGCTAACCTTTTAGTACACATCTAATGAAATCACTAAACCAACTTAGATTTGAGTTATTAGAAATTGTCAATCAGTATACTGATGACAGTAAATTAGACTATCGTCTTATTGATGAGTTTATCATTAATAAGAGAGTAAAATGGTTTGAGAATACTTATAACAAGTTTAACAAGACTATTCCTAATGTCTATTATCAAAGTCTTAGTTGTGTGCCTGTGCAGCTAGTAGACCAATCAGAGTGTTGTGACACTACCACTGACTGTCTGATTCTAAGAACTGTTAATAAGCTTCCCTCTTTCTTAAGCTTATCAGATGGGGAATTGATTGATAAGGTATCTCCAGTAGGTATTGTTGGATTGCCTTTCAATGTTATTCCATATAGAAGAGCAGAATTCTTTGGCAATGGTAGATACAATCATAACTCTGTTGGAGCTTTTTTATATAATGGGTATATGTACTTTATCTCTAAAGATAAGGTACATTATCCCCTTATTGAAAAGATAACTATTAGAGGAGTATTTAGAGACCCTAGAGATGCTGCTAAATTTATATCTTGTGAAAATAAACCCTGCTGGAATCCTGATATGGAGTTCCCACTAGAAGAAAGACTATGGGATTATTGTAAGCAAGACATTCTAAATACAGACTTCAAGATTAAGTATTCTAATCCTGAAGATGTGATGAATGACAATCAAGAAAATAGAATTGACCCTCTACCCCCTGGTGGTGGAAATCCTAAATAATTATGACAAAGAGAGGAAAGGCCCTTATTAAAAAAGACTTTATTACTAAAGACATTTATAACTATTATAAAGAGTCTTCAGATAAACCTGTGTCTTATGAAACTTTTAGAGATTTTCTTTTTTCCTCTGCTAATAATAAAGGTGTTATTGAACAGATTGTTCATAAAATTTTATACAATGCTTACATCATTGGGCTTCCTAAGTTAGGTAGCTTGTATGTAAGAAAGTATAAACCTAAGATTAAATTTAAACCTAATGGGGATTTAGACATTAGAAAGAGCCACATTAGGGTAGATTGGGGTAATACTCTTAAGCTTTGGAAAGCTGACCCTGAAGCTAAAGAAGAAAAAAGAAAAGTATATCACCTAAATAAACACTCAAAAGGATACCTTTATAAGTTTATTTGGGATAAAAGAAAACAACCTTTACCGAATAAATCCGTTTATAGATTTAAGCCTGTTAGAAAAGTAGACAGAGAACTGTCTTATATTCTAAAAAATGGCTTGGATATAGACTATTTTGAAATAAACTATTAAATTATGTCACACATTAGCGAATGTTACTACAACTCTAAAGTAGAAAAAACTGAGAAATCAGGAAACAAGATTACCCATATCTGTGCATATGAGCTTAAGGATGGTGGTTTTCTTGTATTTAAAGATGTAAGAGAAATGTCAGAAAATAAAGATGAATACTACATGGGTGGTAAATCTCTTGAAACTTTTGCTCAAGCATCTGATAGTATGCCTGATGAAATGCTTATGGAAGAAAAATCCATGAATCTTAAAAAATTAGCTGAATTAGCTAGAAAATTAGTTTAAAATGTACAATGGGCTTTTAGTATCTTCTAGCTCTGTCATTGATAAAATGTACAGAGATTTTGCTTGGGATTATACTCTTCAGTATAGTGATGTCATAGAATGGCTTGGAGAATCTTTAAGAGAACTTAAAGTGCCTTGCTTCTATGTAGATAAAGTTACTGATGGTAATAAAGATTTAGGACACAAAGACTTTATCCATATTGAAGATGGAAGAGGTAAATTACCTTGTGATTTATTCTCTATAACCCAAACTGCTTGTGCAGTAGAAGTTGAGCCTGATGTAAATAAAGCCATTGTAACTGGTGTAGTATATGTAGACTACAATACAGACCAGACCTGTACTACAGGAGATGGCAGTACACTATGTAACTCTTTGGTTTGCTCTCAAGATATGTGCAATCATGATTGTGACCCAAAACAAAAGTGCTATACTTTCCTTCCTATGAGATGGGATACTAGCACTTTTTATAAAGCTTATCACGGTACTGATATTGATTTTAGAGTCAATTCAGACCTTACTTATACTGTTAATAACAACTACATCTTTACATCATTTAAGACTGGTAAAGTAGCTATGGCTTATAAAGCTGTACCTACAGATGAAAATGGTCTACCAATGATTCCAGATAATCAGTCTGTTATTAACTATGTGACTTGGTACTTAGGTAATAAAATTGCATTCCAGCTTTATCTTACTGATAAGTATACTAGAGATAAGTATGAAGAATTTAAAGGATACTTATCTCTATACTATCAAAAGGCTAAAAATGAAGGCAAGATGCCTAAGAGTTTGGATGAATGGGAGTCTTATAAAAACCAAAGACTTAGAACTATTCCTAAGTTCTTTGAACATAAGAGATTCTTTGGTAATCTACAAAGACCTGAAGAAAGATATAACCATCCTAGAATTAGCACATTAGGAGGATTTAGCAGTAGACTAGCTTATTAATTATGCCAAAAATAACCAGTTCTTATATTAAAGGTCTAAGCCAAGATTTGGCTATAGCTAAAAATGACAATGAGCATCTTTACAATGCTTTAGATATTGATTTAGTTACAGATACTGGTGAATCTTCTGGTATTATTTCCAACCACAAAGGAAATAAACTACAGTTTAGCATACCTAATATTCAGCCTTTATACTCTATTAAATTCACTCCTGTAGCACCTATAGCAGCTACTACACTTACTATTAATGGTACACCAGTAGTTATTTCACTATCAGCTATTACAGATTCTATTGATATCTATAATCAGATAATTGCTGACCCAGCAATAGCTGCTGATATAGCTGCTGGTGAATATGGAGTTTATTATAATACCCAAGAGGTAGTAATTCAAGGATACTCTCTAGACCCATTGGTATCTTCTGGAGGAGATGATTTAACTGTAACTACTTTAGTTACTGCACAAACTGATTTATCCATTATTGGTTGGGGAACTTTAGAAGAAGAGATTATTCTACTTACTACTAGTAGAACTAATACTTCAGCTACTCCAAACAATACTGCTGGTCAAGTGTGGGTATTAGAGTATGATGATGCCACTAATACAGTAATAGGATTATCAGGTACTTCTTTAGTTGCTTCTACACATCTTAGATATAACAATATTCTTAACTTTTCACTAGCACATGAAGTTTACCGTGAAGCAATTGGTAGAAGAGAATCTTCCTTACGTGGGAATTTTTATTGGACTGATGATTATAATAACCCTCGTTGTCTTAATATCTTTAACCCCCAATGTCCTGCTATACCTGTAGGACTTTTAGATTGGAAACCTTCTGTAGATATGAGCACCCCTATCATAGAAAATGTGGTAGAAGGTGGTTTATTACTAGTAGGTACATATCAAACAGCATATCAACTATATAGTAAAGATGGAGCTGTTACAGCTTATAGTCCTGCTAGTACATTAGTACCTATTACAGATTCTAGCTTAAATGGGCCTTACTATCAATATGATGGTGCTCCTGTAGAAACACCTTCAGGTAAATCTATAATTACTACTATCAGTAATATAGATTTAAGGTATGACTTTATCAAAGTAATTCTTATTGAATACTCTGTGCAAGATGTACCTATTATTAATTATGTCTATGATGTTGCTATTGATGGGGATTCTATGGAATTTGTAATTAGTGGTGGTGAAGATAAAATAGCTATAACAGTAGAAGAGTTTGTTAATCCTTTGATATTCTTTGATAAGGTTAAAACCTTTACTCAGAAAAAGAATAGATTATATCCTGCTAATACTGAAACTCAAACCTTTGAAGTAGAATATGATTCTAGAGCTTATAGGTTTGGAGAATTAGGCTCAAGTATTCCACAAATTTGTAGGCTTTACTCTAGAGATGGTTCTTTTAATGATTATGATGCTACTGATCCAGCTCAATTAGCAGCTCTATATGCTTTACCTGAAGATGCTGATGCAGTTACTCCTTACAATGATGAATCAGGAGAAGTGTTTGGTTTAATTCCAGCACAAGATTACACTTACTGGATTAATAACTATCAGTATAAATATCAAACTGATGGTACTACAATAGGTGGAGAAGGTCCTAATGTTTCTTACAAGTTTACTTACCATGACTTGAGAGGTGACTCTCAAATGGTTTATCCTAATATAGGTACAGCAACATTTGGACTTAAAAACTATAACATGACAAATGCTCCATTTGTTGATAACTTAGTTACAAGTGCAGGTTCTGTAAACTTTGGTACTCCTCCTTTAAGTGGATTTAATCATCCTATACAAGGTTGGGGTGGTTATAAAAACCCTCTTAAGTCTACCATTTATGATGGCTATGCTAGAGGAGAAGTTTATAGGTTTGGTGTAGTATTTTATAATGACAAAGGTCAAGAATCATTTGTTAATTGGATAGCTGATATTAGAATCCCTGAGCCTTGGGAAGGAGTTATAGATGGTAGTGAGTATGCAGATTTATCTACATATGAAGATGATGGACTTGGAGATAAGAGAATTCTTACTAGGTCAATGGGTGTAGAGTTTACATTCCAAAACCTACCTGCAAATATTACAGGCTTAAGAATAGTAAGAGTAGAAAGACAAAAGAAAGATAAAACTAGATTTGGTACAGGTGCTTTATTTGGATTACTAGATAGCAGAATTATGCTATCAGGCACAGGTGTTTCTACTGATTGTTTTCACTTAATGTCTTTTAGTAACTCTGAAACTAATACTGGAGCTAATCCAGAAATACCTCTACTATTTATTAATAATGATTTTAGCGAAGGAGAAACTTGGAATTCTGGTTTAAGCACTGGAGCTGCACCTGCACATCATGGAGCAGATACTGGTGCTACTAGTGCTATAGTACTACGAAAAAACGATCTAGGTATAATTAAATTCCCAGAATTTGATTTTGAAGAATATACTGTAGGAGATGCTTCACATATTAAGCTTATTCAAGCATTTGAATTTACTCCTACCTCAGGTATTGTGCCAGGACTTCCAGATGCAAATACTTACTACACAGGAACATTTACAGGACTAAGAGAATTCTATAACCAAGGTGTTTGTTATTGGGCAGATTATATTAGTGGTGCTTCTAGACAAGCTGGAGCATTTTTAGCTAAGTATCAAACTTTAGCTTATTCTGTACCTAGTAGAGGTAATACCATTGTAAATATTTTAAGCCAAACAGAAGTAGATATTGAAGGAATTATACCTTCTAGTTTTTCTCCTGTAAAAATGGCTAGTAAAGATTACCACCATATATCAATATACACATTACCTAACACTGAAACAGATGGTGCTGGTACTGATTGGGAATTATCTGGATTTGCTTCTAAGTCACTATTTTGTGATTTTAATGGTAATTGCAATGTTCTTGACCCAGTTACACAAGGTGGAGCTTATGAAGATAATGTTGTAGTAGGTCCTAAAGACCCTGCTTATAGAGTAGTATCTCTTTGTAGATATAATTTTGGACAATATGGTGGACCTTGGAGAGCTTCTAGGTATAATAATACTTACATATCTGCATCTGATTTTTTCCCTAAAAGTGTAATAGCTTCTACACAAGCTATTAAAGTATTTGGTGGAGATATCTATTGCTCTTACTATAGCACTACATTAGGGTTCTTTCATTGGAAAGAAACTTATGGATTTACTAATGCATCACCTTCAGGACTAGGAGAAAACTATTACCCTGTAGCACAGTCAATGTCAGCATTTGCTTTAGCTTTTCCATGTGAAACAACTATTAATACTGAGTACAGAGATGGCTCTTATTGGAATAATAGTCAAGTATTTACCTCACCTAATAATGGTATTCAGAATGTAACTCCTGGAGCAGCTGGAACTGATTTTGCTAAATTCTTAGTAGATGAATATACCTACAATAGAGCATATTCTCAGGACAATAACTTAAAAGTATATTCTCCTAAACCTTTTAACTTAGATACTGATGAAGACCAACCTAACTGGGTGTGGGTATCAGAAGAAAAGTTTGATAGAGAAATTGAAGATAACTGGAGAAAATATTTGATTAATAACTACTTAGCTCTTGAAGGTAACTATGGAGAGATTAATAAAATAACAAATCTCAAAGAAGCAATTGTAGCTTTCCAAAGTAGAGCTATAGCTCAAGTTAGTTCTCAAGAAAATACAGCTGTACCTGATGTAGGTACTGGTGCTGTTTATCAAGTGGGTACTGGTAATGTATTAGCTAGGTATGATTACTTAAGTAAAGATTATGGTTCTTTCCATCAGCATAGTGTAGTTACTGGCCCTGCTGCTATTTACTCTTTTGATGCTAGAACTAAAAAGTTCTTCAGAGTAAGCCGGGGATTAGAGAATATATCTGATGTTAAAGGCTTATCAGCTTTCTTTAGAAAAAAACTACAAGGAGTTATTCTAGACTCTGACCAAGTATTACTTAATACAGGTATCCATGGTGCTTATGATTCTAAGTACAATAAAGTCTATATGACTTTCATGAATAAGTTTGATATTGATTTTACTACTGAAACTGTTGTACCAGGAAGCCCTACTAAGTATATACTTAATGGTTACTCACCTAAAGAGCTATCAGTACTAAGCATAGGAGATATATTTTACATTGGTTCTAATATTTACAAGGTAGAAGATATCAATACTACTCAATTAACTGTATCATTAGTTACTGGTTCTATAACTCCATTACTACAAAAGAATCAGATTGTTTATAAGTTCACTATTGCTTTCAATGAAATGTTGCAAGCATTTGAATCTTTCTATTCTTTCACTCCTTCACTATATTTACCTACAGGTAAAAGATTACTATCATCAAATCCTTTTGATACTAGTAACTCTGTGTATTTGCATAATGAAGGAAACTTTGGACAATTCTATAATCAGAACCCATCTATATCAGAAGTAGAGTTTATAGTTAACTTCCCAGATGCAACTAAAACTCCTACATTTCGTTTAGATACATTAGAGTTCTGGTCAGAAGTATTTGATATAAATGGCATTGATATTCCTCTAGAAACCATAACAGGTATTCTATTGTATAATGACTATCAAACTACTGGTTCATCTCTGTTACTATTAACACCACAACAAAATGTTGTTAGAAGAGAAAGAACATGGAGAATCAATGCTATCAGAGATTTCAATAGCCCTTTGCCAATTAAGCCATACCTTAGAGATGTATATGTTAAGATTAAAATCTTTTATAATAACCAAGGTAACAGATACTTTAGGCTTAATGATTTTAATACTAATATTACTTTTAGTTATTACTAATGCCTAGTAAAAGAATTAAAAAACCTATTAGAAGGAAAAAGAAATCTGACTATCCTGGAGAAATGTCTTTTAGAAAGGCATTAGGTATGAATCCTGTATATATGCAAACAGGAGGTGATAAGGAATATGAAAGTTTTGTAAAAACACTTCCTGATAATTTAAGAAATACAGATACTTCTAATTATAATCTTAGAGGTATGTGGGAATCTTTTGGTAGTCCTAAGTCTTTTGAAGATATAAAAGACACACCTTATATGCCTTTACAAGATGATGGTTTATATCATGGTACATCTGTTGGTATTAATGGTATGTGGTTAAAACCTACACAACACCCTTCAGCTTGGATGGAGTACATGCAAGGTTATGCACTAAATCCAGAAAACAATAGACGTTTTGATGTAGTTCCAAATGTTGAAGGTTACTTTGGAGAAAATCAACTACAGTATGTAGATAAAAAACAAATAGGTGGTAGAATAAAAATGCAAGTTGGAGGGTCACCCGATGATGTAGCTTATGATTCTCCAGAGTATAGGAAAGCGTATGATGAAGGAACAATAGTTGTTCAACGCCCAGGTGAGGATTTTGTAAGGGCCAAAGAATTACCAGAAATTAATATATCTGCTGTAAACCTAAAATCAAATAAATCAAACAGAAGTAAATCAACCAATGAACAGAACAAAGTAAATTGGTATAATACCTTTGATTTTAGAAAATGGGGGTTAAATGATTATTCAGATTTACCCACGTTTAATGAAGCTTTTAGAAAAGCAAGAGATAATAAAGAAGATGAATTTATATGGAACAATGACAGATTTACAACAGAACTTGCTCCTAAAGAAGTTTCGGATAGATATTGGGATAGTAAGAAATTTTTAGAAGACTATTATAGAAATGAACCTTTCTTTTTACCACCTGATACATCACCATATAATAGTGAATTATCAAAAGTATGGAAAGATTTTACAAAAGATAAGTATGGATATACTTGGTCGGATTATTATGGTAAAAGAAGTGAAGAATTATATAATCCTAAAACATCTAATAAAAGATATAGGGAAATAAATGATTCATTAGATAAAGTAACAGAACCTTTATCATTTTCTCAATTTCCAGAAGAGTTTAAAACTAAATACTTAAATGCTCCTAGAGAACAATACTTACAAGCTTTAAATGACCCGTCATATTACTTTTCTATTACTTCTCAACCTGATTTATCTTCTGGTACATTAGGTTATCAAAGTGGTGAAGATAAAAAGTTGTACATAAGTGACAGAGGTGATATAGAGGATTTTACTACTCATATACATGAATTATCACATAAAGCAGATACAGAAAGAAGAGTAGAAGATTACTATGGTGTAAATCAAAGAATACCAAAAGTTAATATTGACTATCTTAATAAGTATGGAAATAGATTAAGTCAAGAAAGATTTGATTATGTTACTAATCCTAGTGAAACAGAAGCAAGAAAAATGTCCACTATTTATTTTATGAATAAAAAGTTAGGTGTTAATACAAAATCTGGACAAATAAAAGAAAGTGATCTTAATCAATTATATGATATTTATGATAAGGAAGGGGGTTATGGATATTCTGAAAGTTTACCAGTAGACATCCAAGATCTTTTAGAATTATACAAGCACCAAAAAGAAGACCTGTTAAATTACTTAAACAATAATTTTTCATATCAAACAGGTGGTAGAATAAAAATGCAGAATGGAGGGTCAGCAGA